TAATCCATACGCATATTCAATGATGTCAGCATTTTCATTACTAAACCTGTCGATATTGTCTTTTAATTCCAATGGAGTCCATTGTTTATCGTCAAATGTTTCTTTGTCTGCAGAGTTGTGAATTTTAGCATATATTTTAATATCAGTCCCAGCTGGTTTATATGCAGATAGATATACTCTTAAATCTTCTGCAGGTCTATCCTGAGCAAACTCTACTTTTTTGAGTGGTGCTTTACTTCTAGCAAGTCCGTTTTTCTCTATTTCAGTATCAAAATTTAAAATTCCATATCTGGTTTCTAATGTTGATGCATAGTCATTAATATCATTTTGATAAATGTATATGTCCAATTCACCAGAATCAATTTTTGGTGCAGTGAATAGATTTGTATTAGAGACTATAACATTAAATGCTATATTAATTACCGCAGACTTTTTAGCAGTACCATATAGTCCAGCCTCTACAACCTCTTGTGATCGAGATAAAATATATGACTCAGTCTTAGTTTTATTTTCTTTTAATGTTTCTAAATTATCAAACGCACTAATACTGTTTGTCGAATTTGCAAGAGCATATTGTAATGTGTATTGAGATGAAGATGGATTAGACACAGTAAATTTTGGAACGAATGTGTCTATTTTATATCTATCAATTGATACAACATTTGCTGTTGCTTTAGATATTTCTCCATACACTATATTATTAGCCGTAAACTTAAATGTAGCATTTGCCGCATTTGAATCAACGAGAAATAACTGATTCGCAGTATAATCGGTATAATAAACTTTAGCCAGTGGAGGAGCAATATAGTTTGTTGCAGTATTACTGAAGGCTGGAAAACTGTCTAATTCTAAAAACGTTGCATTGGCGACATTTTTAATTTTAACCACATCAGAAACATTGTTTTGTGAGAGAACAATATATTGCCCTGCGATGTGCGTAGTAAACGTCGTTCCAACACCGATAACATTAGCAGAGCTAGATGATATTGCAATAGTGCCCGGTTCATTTGATGAAGATTGCCACACATACTCGCCGCCACGGAATGAACCTGTTGGTGATCCAATTGTGAAAAATTCATAAGATTTATTGGAAACATTGAAAGAAGCCGATGTGCTTATGTATTGGGCAATATTAACTTTAAATTTTAAATCTCTATCAGAGAATGCTAAATATGCATTTGAATTTGATGCTTTGTATAAAGTACCATCAAATCTGTTCTGTGAACCAGACGACGGGTTGTTGGTTGGTCCTGCCTGATTTACCAGCCTATCACCTTGTTTGTTTAGCCATATGGTGTACCCAGGATCATCGAACTTAACAACCATTCCGTAGAATTTTCCAGCTTTGAGTGGGACTGTATCTGGGAATGATACTACCGTTCCAGACAAAGCATTACCAGATGTGTTGATACTATCATATTCTACATATGATAGTTTTTTACCTACAATTTTTGTAGGCTCTGGTTGATTGTTGGAAACTTCACAAATCCAGGCTGATATGCCCGGGTTGCGAATACCACTCACGTTTGATAATGGCGTCGGTTTAGCTTTAAAGTAAAGTTCTATCGACGATAAGTTAATTTCCAATGCGCCGTTGACGGCATCTGGGTTAACATAGAATGTCTGTATGTAATCGAAAAAAGACATTAATATCCCTCTTTAAAATAGTATTTATTAAAATTATAATAGGTCAAATTTAAAATCATTTAGGCCTCCATCTTTTAATCTGCCGCTTGTAAACTGTCTATTTACCGTAGTAGTTGATGTTGGTCGAGATACAGTATTATCTAAAATAGTTGTAAGTCCACTACTGTAATCATAACTATTAATTGTGGGTGAATTAGTATTAACTGTACCGTATGAATTTAGGATGCTGTCAGTCAATGCTGTATAATACTTAAGTGTTACTTCACCCGCTGCATATGAACTACCATCAGTATTTTTCAAATTAAATATTTTCATACCAGCTGCAGCAGCTAATAGTTTATACTGCTGTTGTGTATCGGTAGTCGCTTCATTAACTCCAGCATCATAATAATATTCAAATCTTATAATACCTCTGTTGTCAGTTAATAGACCGGACGTGTTTAGTGTACCCGTGCGAAGCTGTTTACATTTGCTAGTAACATCTTCTCCAGCAAAATAAAATTTATGATAAGTTTCAGGCTTAAGACCAGCAATAGATATTACAAACTTCTGTGAATCTGCTACGTATAATCCAGCTGGTAAAAACTGTCCGCTAAGAATATTTCCATATGACATTGCAAGAGTAAACTCTGACGGTGTGGTTTCATACACAGTACCGGTATAATTAAAGTTGGTTGGATTTCTTACAGATACTGTGGTTGTTGTAACCGTATCTGTTGGATAGAACAACTTATAACCATATGTACCAGATCTTCCTTGCGCACCATGATTTTTGCCCTTGTATATTCTTATTCTGTAATATTGTCCGCTCAGTGGATTATGTGTCCATAAGAGTTTTTGTTGATCTTCAACAAAGCCTCCGACGGGTCCATAGCTTTTCCGACGAAGTTCACCGGGATGTTCTATAGTTCTGCGATCATTTAATCCGCTGATATATTTTGTTTGTATGTCTGAATTTGTAATTGGTGTACAACTAGCTGATGTGATAGTAGTAGTATTCCACGGCCCATTTGATGTGGTGCTTTGTTTAACTTCTATAGCCATGTTATTGTCGCGAGAGTTCAAATAGAGTTCAACAGGTCCTGCAATTGTGCTAAACGCATAGAAGAAATCGTCATATACATATGGAGGGGAATCGCTTCTATTAGTATTTCTTTCTCTTTCTACAACTGTAGTTATTTTCTGAGTTACGATTGGAATTGTAACAACAGTATTACCAGAAGACGGAATGGTAATAACGCTGTTACCAGTAGATACTTCTGGAATAAAGTTATTCGCTGCAGGTATTACAACTGGTCCGTCTGTTGCACCGGTTTGTGACAGAAGATTATGTTCTACAAATGGTAGTGTAATAATAGTATTTTCATTAGCAGCAACGTCACCATTAACCGATGAATCAAACGCAAATTCGAAATTCAATTCTTTAAGTTTTGGTATTAATTGATCATCCTTTATAGTTGCCCAATATTCTGGATTATCAGTGTCTGAAAATCTGTAATCACTAAATGGATCTACAAAGAAACCAAATTTATATCTATCAACAGTTCTATCACCAGAGCTTGGAATAAATCTAGATTTAGCGATGGCTTCTGCTAATGTGAATGATACGTAATATTCAAGATCTTTAATTCTTCTTTCAAGCGTCGCAATATCAGTCATCTTATAATTTTTAACTTGAATGCGAGCGCGTTGATCTTTATTGATAGGCGTAGTTACTTTAAAATTGTCTTTTCTTTTACCATATTTTTCATTTGCAACTTTAGTGTCAACTATTTCCACTGTTTCACTAGACAATGAAAATGGTAATGATGGATATGGTGGTATTCTAAGATATTGAAGAGTAATACTGTCTTTTGGTTCTGGGGGAAATGTATCTAATACATTTGGTGCACCCTTAACAACAACAAAGTTTCCGTTATTATCCAATATGACTCTATCATTTCTTGCTACATAGTATGTAATGTTTGCAGATATTGATGAGTTTGGCAGTGGAAATTTCTGCTCTGTAGAACTAAATCTGTTAACATCAGATGGTTCTGACGGATTGACAATAGAAGTATTTGATACTTCAGTTATCAGTGGTATAGTATTAGACGATATTGGTCTAAAGTCTATTTGATCTCTTATATCATAGTACTCACCGTCAATACCAATCATTTCTGGTATTTCTAGAGTATTAATACTAGAGCCGGCAGATAATACACTCAGATTTGCTGAGTCATTAAGACTGTATGAGCTAACAGTCTTTACTCCAGCTCCAGTAGTAAATGCATCATACTTAACCAATAACACGTCGTTTGTAGTTAGTGAAAGTCCACGTGGTTTAAGATATAAGTATGATGTGTCTAAGTAATCTTCTCTTTGATTATTATCAACATAGAAGCTATTGGTAACATCCTCAACACCATATGTATCTTCAGCGAAGTATAGTGGTGAACCTGTTAGTGTATGTGTTTCAGATAATGAAGATGCGGTAAGAGCAATATTTGCTCCGCCTCTAGTAGCCGATACTGCAAGACCTGTTGTATTGGCATATACTACAAAATATGAAGTATTGTTTGCTAATCCTGTTATAACAGTGTTTGAAGCTGGTACTGTATAAAGTACACTGTCGCCATTTGCAAATGGATTATTAGAAATTGTTATGAAGTTTGCATTAACACCAGTATTCGCATTAAGTGTTTTTAGTGTAGAAGCACCAGATGCTTTATACACGCCTCTCATTCTAAACGCATCAGATACACCGAGAGCCCATGGCCCCGTAATACTACCAGCATTATTTGCTACTTTTACTCTTGTGTATATGTTTCTATTAGAAGTTTTAACAGCTGGATTAACATTATTTGCTGTTACGTTGTAGTATATTGCAAGATTTGCTGACGATGTTGAACCGGTCGTGTTGGCAATAGTGTTGGCCAAGTATATAGTCATCTGACCATTAGCAGCAACGTTTGCGGTACGTGTTGTTCTGTTTGTTAGTGATATTGGTGCATTTTTTGGAAAGTATAAAACAACATTACCAGTAATTGTAGAACCAACGTTTGCAGACACATTCATAGATGTAGTGTTTGCAATATTTTTAACTTGAGATATAACATTAACAGTCGAATTTGCAAGTTTTATATAATCACCTGGTTTAAATGCATTCGTAAAGTTCATCGAACCTGTGCCGGTGATTACATCTGACGTTGCAGATGTTGTGATACCACCAGGAGCATTAGCAGATGTTTGATAACTGCTAAGTGGAACAATTAACAAGTCGCGCTTTTCAGTATTATTAAGTGTGCCCGTGTATGGAAAAAATTCACCGGCAGCTGGAGTAATTGTAGCATACCCCGTAGTGTTTGCTATCTTAGATTGATCTATAGTTCTGTATGTATACGTAATATTGTTAGCATACTGCATTGCATTTACTGGCTTATAGACCAGTCCTTTAGCTGCAGTATCATATAGTATCGCCAAATTAGATACCAATACAATATCAGCAATACCTTTGTTTGTACCATCGTAATGAACAGATTTAACATTGCTGAAATTGCTACCGGCATTCATCACTAGATCAAACAGATATAGTCGATGTGTTGCTGAAGAAGAACTTACTTCACTGTCGTCTAAAACAAGTGATCTTATTCTTGCGGTACCGATGATTGAACCGGCTGGTGTTATTGTATTACCTGGAGTAGTACTTAGATAATTTGCCGGTTGGTTGTAAAGATTAACAATGTCTCCGGTATTGAACTGAAATACTCCGCCGAGTTCATTTACATTTACGTAATTCCCATAACCAATTTTAATTGTTGATGACGGAGAATTAATAACATCAACGCCTTTAGCAACGTTCGCTGTATAATTTTCAACTGTTTCAATTCTTGAACCTGAAATATATGCAAGTCCTGGGTCAATATTGATTTTAAATATTGAAGAGTTTTCAGAAAATGTAGATGAATCTTTAGTTGTTAGTAAAAACTGATCTAGTATGTAATTACCAGATTCTTCAAATGTTCTCTTGGCGATCTCATCACCGATAATGTTATAAACAGTTTGTTTATTTTGTCTATATGGTTTACCGTCGGCAAACTCTACAATAGGAAGAAACTCACTATTAGCATCTGCTTCAGCTTTATCTAAAATGAATAATCTTGGTGTTAATTTAAGTCTGTTCGCACCAGGAGCTGATTCGTTCGGAGTTCCAGTTGCATTATCAAGCAGTGTAGGATCTTCGTTGCTATCAATAATATCTTCATCAGTGGTAAATCCAACAGATTTAGTGAAACCTGTTGATGAATATTTGTTAACAATTACTAACTGTTCTTCTACTCTTGAGAAGAAACCTTTCTGATATATCCAACCTTCATTTACACTTAAACCATAACCAGAGCCGATAGGTAAAAAAGCCGAATTTGCTACTGTAATTGTAGATAGATAGTTTTGTGATGTAGCATCAAGCTGATCGATTTCTGGAGTTCCAATAGCCGAATTAGATGTTATAGAAATTGTAACATATGGAGAATAATAATATCCTTCACCACGATTTACCGCAGTAATAGATACTACCTTTCCGAGAGCATCTGTTATCAGAGAACCATCTGCACCATTACCAATGATCGAAATGACATTAGCAACATTAGCTGTATTTGCATTAATGATTGTTTCACCTGAAGCGAAACGCCATTTTATGTTATTTGCTGTTTGAAGATCTTGAGCGAGTGGTCTAATTTTAAGAAGTAGAGCCTCACTGTTGGCGGTAGTATTCGCTTCAACGATAACAGCGTTCGCGACGCCGTTTTGAATTATTTGATTAACCGCGAAAGCACCACCGGCAAAGGTTGCGCCCCCAGTTGAATTTTGAATTGCGATAGAAGATAGAACAACTATAGAATCGTTGTTCGAAAATCCACTAGAACCATCACTAATTTTATAATTGAATATTGGATATTCTGGTGTGTATATTGTTAAAGTTTCACCAGCGGCAAATGAATCGGTATTATTGTCAGCACCTGAACTATTGTATTTTACGAATAAAGTATTTAAATCTGGTGAGCGCGTTTCAAACCCAGCTTCAGTTTTAACGATGTATGCGCTAACATTAGCAGCATTTTTAACATGAAGATTGTTGTATTCTGATATATTTATCGGTGTCCCATCAGTTTCAGAATCTTTAATTTTGACAAACGGAAGAGATTTATGAAATATTAAATCACATCCTTCTAAAATTGTTCCGCGCTTGAATACGTTATCACCAAATTTTTCTATTTGATTTTGTAAAATGCTTCTAAGTTGATTCAGTTCGCGGGCTTGAATAGCCACTCCAGGCTGAAATAGCACTCCGTAATAATCCTTAGAAGGATCGTAATCATCATAGTATGGCGCAGAATTTAAATTTGTCTGTAGCGTCATTAGGTAAGCTCTTTCTTTTCTAATCTTCTATATTTTGATTCTTTAGAACTAACAGATACGAAATCCCAATTTTGCGTCGCTCCGGTTTTTTGTGAATCAAAAATTACTTTATCTATACGAATATTTATACCATTTTTATCCGTAACAGCAACAGTGCCTAAATATCTACCTTTACCATTGTCAGATATTTTCTTTTTTGTTTCTTCGGAATGTTTTCTACCTAAGTTGGCTGATGATATTTTTAACTTATGTTCTTCACTTAATTTAGGTTTATTATAACCTATATGAGCATTAGCAATTTTTTCTCGCGTCTCTTGTGATACTACACGCCCCATATTTGATTTAGATATTTTCTTTTTTGTTTCTTCAGAATGTTTATAATTTTTCATTACTTCTTTTTGTCGTTGTCTTGCAAGACTAGAAAAACAGTCCCCATCTAACGCTCGCTGTTTAGCTTTCTTTGAAATATTAGCTTTGCGGTTTGGTGATGCAGATATTTTTTGACCTATTGTTAAAGCTCTATTTGGATCAGTTGACCAATGGCGGTCACCATGTCTTCTAATATTGTAATATCTTACACCCTTTAACTCATCATCACTAATAAGATTCTGCCATTTTGATTCTTCATCGAACATATCTTGTCTAGTTGTATGTACTAAAGCTAATATACGTCTTTTAAAGTCTCCGGGTCTTCTTTTATACGCAGCTTTCATCCAAGTAGAGCTACAAATATATCCATCATTTTCTGTGCCCCAATGAGATCCTATATAATACCTTTTGTGCTTTTTGTCTCGCCAAATATAAACTATTCCGTACTTCATAATAGATCTCTTTCGATCTATTTATAAAAGTGTATATTTCAAAATTTTAAAATGAGTTTGATTGTCTCTGATTTATTCGTATTTCTTGTAACTGCATCAACATTTTCAATGTATAAAATAGTACCACTATCTTTAACAAAGTCTCCTGTATATTTATTTGATAAATTATCTAGTGTTGCTTCGCTAATTTCACCAAGTATTGTTCTAACTCCGGCATTATCAAGATTAAATATACCAAACTCATTCGATATATGTAAAATGTCATCATCAGTACCGCCATTGATTTCTGCATGGTGTATTACACCTTCAGGTCTTGCATACGATATTAATGAATTCTGTATGATTTTTTCGTCATTTTCAAATGTGGTTCCACCAGAAGAAAAATCTCCAACGAGTCTGGTTAACTGAACACCAATATTAAAATTTGAAACGGCCTTATCATTTATTTGTATGGAACTACTATCTCCAATAACTGAAGTGGCACTAGATGATAGACCCATTATTTTACTTCCCGGTCTGAATGTTCCAGTTACATTCGATAATGTTATTTGTCCACTACTAATCGATGTAACTATACCAACAGCACCAATATCAACTGCAGATACTTCTGCATTAGACGTAGAGAAAGACACATTAGCGTTTAGGTTTATCTGATAATTCGTTGGAACACTAGACACTGTAGTAATGAGGTTGGTATTACTATTATTTATTAAAACTATATCATTAGGTTCAAAAGAATCGTCATATGAAGGTACATTAGGATTTGCGAGTGATACTAGAAATTGTGCGCTGCTACCAAGTGCGGCTCCAGTTATATTAACAGAAACCACTGGTGCGATATCATATAATGAACCTTGACTAGAAACTGTGACGGATGTGATAGTACCAGATCCGTTGTTTGCAAATGTTGCTGCTGCTCCAGATCCACCAGTACTAGAATTATCAAATACCAATTCATTATTTGTGGTATTGTCATACCCAGTACCACCATTCAAAATATCAATAGTTGATGATATTTTTCCTTGGTTTGTTTTAATAACAATGTTATTACCACTGATTGTTTCAACCGAGCCTAATAATTTCTTCTGTTTAAATTGATAAACTGTTTCATTTATAGAAAAGCTTCCGGTCGTATTAGCCGGTTTTAAAATCAAATCTACGTTCGTGAATTTTGGATTTTTTATAAGACCCACTTGTCTAAAATCGTTATCAATAGAAATTTGTCCACTTTCAGTTCCAGTATACTTTGTACTGATACATACACGGTTCGCAAACAATTCTTCATATGGGTCTGATCCGTGTCCATTCTGCGGCGATATTATCGGAGTTAATTGTGCAACAATAAAATCTTCAGCAGATGATACTAGAATAGGAACATCAATTAAAACAGAATCAATAGTAGGAAGATTAGTATTTGGAGTTTGACCTGGTGTTGATGAACCCTGTCTATAGCCAGCACCAACATTCAGCATTTCAACTTCTACTACAGAGTTTGCTACTGGGTCTATTATAATTCTTCCTTCAGCTGCAATCGTTTCATTCCCATCACCCCACACAAACACATATGGATATATTTCGTATGTGTCACCGACCTGAGGAGATACACTAAATGGCGCATCTAGAAAGAATTTCTTTTGTGAAGATATTCCATCATAATCTACAATTTTTCTAAATTGTTCAGCGCCCACACCAGATGTAATTTTAATCATTCCACCTGTATAGTAGTTATCTATTCCAACAGCACTTGATGGTGCTCCATATATAGTGTTGATACCAGAGACGCTTATATCACCGACTTGAAAGGATGCGTTGGCAATATAGTTATCGTATCCAGAACCGCCGTTGGTAATCTTAACAGTTTCAATTGTTCCTGGAACTGCGCTTGACATTACTACAGTGTTTGCTGTTACTGGGATATAAGCATTCGTTGAAAACTTATCATAATCGGTCTTTGTAATGGTGTACATATATTTCCACATATACCCATCACCTGTAATTACCGGGTCAAGATCTGAAGGAGAACCGACTCTAGAAGGAGCGACAGTTGAAACCGAATCACCATTATTAGAAAGACACTTATATACGTTATATTCGGTAATGTCGTCGACGACAGTATAGAATTGCTCGTTTATCAAATTAGTATTTAAATGACTATATTCAGTGTATGTTGTACCTGTTGTCCAAGTGTATTTTGCCACCATATGAATTACGTCAGTGTCATCTATTCTTTTAGCGAAAATCATATTGTTATAAACATCAATGAGCGACGATTGGACACTATTATCCGGGATAGTAATATTACTATCTCCGCCCGCATAAGGTGTATGCTTACCTACAAACATATAATAATTATCAACGTCAACTTTATTGAACGAATATACAAATTCTTTCGCATTATTAACGTTGAAATTAGAAGTAACAATTTTTTGTGTTACAGCCATTTTAATAATTCCATTTCTTATTTATTTATATTGTATTTGCTTGTAATATTGAAGAGTCACTAAACGACATTTGAACGTTTGCGACTTCAACTATTCTTACCGAACCAAAGAATTTAGTCCCAGCTACATGCATAACGGTTTTAAACATTGATGAGTATTTTTCAAATGACATCTTTGACAATATTTCATATGAATATTCTTGATAAAAATCGCCGTCGTGGATATACATATCAGATGAAAGAAATCCCTTAGAGCTTCTATAATATCCCTTACCAATACCAATCCCACCAGTAACAATTTTAATAGTTCCGGCTCTAGTGCCATCTTCAGACGTATATTGAACTAATTCTGAATTACTGAAACCAAATCCAGAATCTACAATTTGTAAACTGGAAACTTGTCCATTAGCTGTTACAACATTTGCAGTAACAATTGCATTCAGTCCTATGGGATATACTAGAGAATTATCTTCAGTAACACTTATTACATTAGCACTAGTACCAGATACATCGCCAATTATGTTTTGACCTTCTATAAATGTATTTTCAAAATTTAATCTTTTAACATTTACTGCGCTATTATTACTAGATTTAACTATACCAGTAGCAGTAGATGTTATACTTTGAAATTCTACATTAGATACTAAACCATCTAAATATAAATTTGTATATGAGAATAGTGTATAATTATTCGCTAACGTATTGGTAACGTCGCGGACTCTAACGTATGTATTAGCACCATCCGCATATAACAGACTTATTTCAGCATTTGTAGTAGATAATATATTGTGCCCAGCTTCTGATATTGCTGTGCCGGTAAGGTCTATTGCCCCACCACCCACAGTAGTAGATAATTTGATGCCACTTGTATTTGAATTTACTACGTAATAATATTCAGCATTAGCAAGACCGCTTATTACTGTATTACCAGTGTCAGTATAATACTGAACATTATCTCCATCTTCATATGGTTGTGGAGATAATGTAATAAATTCGGTGGTAGAATTTACCGCTGTATTACCATTAAATGTATTCAATACATATTGATAAACCCTATCACCGATTTGATAACCAGGAATTGTGGTAAATGTGTGTGATTCTCCAGCTGCAACATTTGCAGTTATATCAACATTGGCTCCACCATATGCAGTCGATACAGCAAAACCAGAACTATTTGCATTAACCGCATAATATCTTGTGTTGTCTGTAAGACCTGATATCGCGGTATTTCCGACTGGAATTCTATAGAGAACCATATTGTTGTTTGCTATAGTATTTAAATATCTTTTGATATTATGTCCATCTTCTGCTGTTGCAGATGCTGTAATGTCGACAGCAACACCATCGAAAGATGATGATAATTTTATGCCCGCAGTGTTAGAGCTTACTACATAATAATATGTATTGTTGGCTAGTCCACCGATAACAGTGTTGCCTGTATCAGTATAATAACGGACGTAATCGCCATCCAAGAATGTGTGATCGGTGATGTTGATGAATTCATCAACATCATTCACTTCAGTATTTGCATTAAATTGTATTGTTGATGCGGACGTGTAGATAAAATCATTAGCATCATCTACCTCTATAGCACTGTTGAATGTGTTTATTTTTTCTACATATGTTTCAGTGTTTACAAACTTATCAACCTTTAAATTGTAGTGTACGAGATTTGCTGAGGATTGATTAATTTTTTCACCGATTAAGAATGTACCAGTTGCGTTTGCTATGCTTATCGTATAATCTTTTCTATCAAATGCCGAAATGTATGGCTGATGAGCGAGTACATATGGATCTACATTATATTCAGAACCAGGATCTATTCCAGTCAATCCACCAATAGAACCTATAGTAAATTGCTGGAATGTTAGACACGAATATATTCTATCTTTAATATTTCCAGATGAGTTCTTTGGAAATCCATATGAATCAACAGAAAGTGGAAGAGACATAAATGCTTGGTTCGCTACAGTTGTTGTAGCATCAGTCACGACTGCAGATACAGCTGTATTTACTGAAGTATTACCGTATAATATTAAATTACTGTTTGCATATTGTGTCGTATTTGCTGTACCACCACTGATTGAAAAACTATTTAAAATGTCCTTTACTAGAATAGATGTGCCTGTAGAATTGAACACTTTACCAGAAGACTGTATCGATAGATAGTGTCCAGCTTCAGATGTTGCTCCACTTGTAAATTCTGGTGATAATGTATCATTGAGAACAACACCGTGATCGTGTACTAATGACAAGGTTACAGTAGAAGTGTTTGATGATAATACGTAGAATAGATCGTTGTTAGCCATACCAGTAATTGCGGTATTTCCAGTTGCTGTCGAATATTTTACAATATCACCAACAACAAATTTACTGCTTGGATTAAGCAGAGTAAAAGCACCAGTTGCTGCATTAACACTAGTGTTAGCGTTGAATGCTACTTTATTTTTCTCTTGGTAAACATAACCAAGCAGTGCTATTCCAGTGTTACTGCCGACTGTTAATTCTCTTCTAGAATAATTTGATCTATCTACATTATTTGCAGAAAGCATATCAGTTCCAATGAATATCGTTTCAGTGTCACCGATGGATGCGATGTTAAATGCTGCCCCACTACCAAAGCTTATAGATGTTGGTACAAATTCTGTATTAGAATTTACTGTTTGAATTTTGGCGTGAGGAGATGCTATATAGTCTCCACCAGCAACAGTAACTTGATATGTATCTAATGTGGCTGAGTACGTGTTAGAATCCGTATAGATTGTCTTACCGTCTTCAAAATAACCACTAATCAATATGACTGAAACGTTACCAGCTAAACCGGATTCATACGCGGTCATAACTTTTGCTTTTGCCGACACGATTCCATTAGTATATTGATATATGTTATTTGCATTAATGATGTTAGCACTTGATGCTGATATAAAATCAACTACACCAAAATATTTTCGTATTTCATACATCCCAACAGTACTAGATATAGATGTTATGTCTAAAGTAGAATTATTTGATGTTGTAATATTTAATTTTGGACCATATGAATGTGATACGCTGGTTACTACACTCGTTGGTGTAGAAGTTAGTAAAAGTGCTGTAGAATTAATTACAGATAATACTGTTCCCAATTCAGTATTAGAATTTGAATATAGAAATCCACCTTCATAGTCTCTATCAAAATTTGTACCAGAACCAAGAATAAATGTATTAGCTATGTATGATGTTATATTGCCGGTCCCGCTAGTGTAGTAATAATTTTTAGCAGCAGAACTAATTTTTAATGAGCCGGTAACACTTGATACCGTTATAACATTTCCAGATACTGTTGAGATTATGTCTTGAACTACACCAGATCCTAATATTCTCGAATTAATTTTTTGTGTTATAGTATCGCCAAAACTAACTTCACCAATTTGTCCTGTGGTCGACAGCGTGTATGTAGTTGGAATTCCCATAACTTTACCAGTTATAGTTCTATTTTCTATGCTGTCAGATACAAAAGATGAAACATTTCCTGATGTGAAATATGTGGCGTTGTTTACAAATGCACCATAAATATGGGACACTGTCATATTCCCAGTGTTTGATGATTGATCTAGATTAATTATTTTTGCAGATGCTGTTGGAGAGCCAGAAGCATATCTCGTTATAGTTGAACCAACAGCAAGATTAGCAGAGGCCGACGAGAAAGCCAAATTGATTAATGACTCGTTAGCACTTTCAAATAATCTGAAAGTTTGCTCAGATGATGGATCTGGATTTATTTCAGATGTCGATATAACCTTTTCTGAAACTATAGAATTGGCATCAATGGTGTAACCCCAACCGCTTTCTTCAAATATGAAATCAATCACCCCTGATGCAGCTCGCACCTCAGATACTCTGGCAACGCCGCCGATACCTCTGCCAGAACTAGTAAATGTTACTATGTCACCAACATTAAAATCTCTACTACGATCTTGAATTATAACATTTGACACAGATCCAATTAGTTTTACTCTTTTATCTAAAACGAAAGATGGAGATCCGTTTACGTTAATTCCGATAATTTCGTCCTTCGCGAAGTTGTCAGATGCCTGTGATATGTATAATAGATTAACGTAACCGCGATTTGTTTTTCTTCTTATATATCTTTCAACGAAAGCCGTAGAACCTGATACCGCTCCAATAATTTGTTTACCGACATAATCCACATTATATTTCGAATATGCTATTTCTAGATATCTTGGCTTTTCCCAGATACCGTCAGATGCTTTGATTATGTTTTCTGCTGGATAACTAACGTCGGCGTCTGTACCATAAATTAGCTTGAAGAATAAATCTACAGATCTTTCTGAGCCTTTAGATCTATATAAATCTAATGCATTTTTCACTAATAGAATTTTGTTTGTTGCTGTATCAAATTGAATATTTTTAAGATATTTTTCTTTAAAATAAATGATGAATTCGTCTAAGGTAGAATCTATATCTCGATAATCTGGCAGACGACGAGCTTCATAAATAGGATTACCATCCAGTTCTAACCATTCGTAATATGCTTTTACAAAGGCAACAAACTGTGGCCCTTCTTCAGCATAAAATGCAGGGAATTGATTTTCAACAAATTGTGAAATATTTTTTTCTGTGTTTTTCATTATTCTCTAATTTGTTCAACTGTTATAGAAATATCTGGTTCTAAAATGTTCAATATAGTATTCTGATTACTACTAATGTCTTTGTTTCTTGGCACCACGTAAACCTTTAAAACACTACCACTCAAATTGGATATATTTAATGTGTCTATATTGAGCTGGCCGCGGTCATAATCTACAATTCCAACGCTTTTAAGTTTTCTATGTGATGCACCAACTGGTACTGATATGTTCAAAGTTCCATCACCATCATCTTCAATTATACAACCAGCCTGACCTTCGTATGTAAACGATGAAGTATAAACCCCATGATTATCAGTAGCTAAATGCTCATCAGACGTCTTCGACATATTAGATAGTAGTGGAATTTTAAAATCTATACTAATATTTTGCGCGACATTTAATTTTGGAAATACATATTTTATAAGACTTATTTCAGTTTCATTGCTGAGAATGCTTGAATCTGAATCATCAATATCATTTATAAATCTTGAATATCTAAGTGTTTTACTAAAATTGTTAAGATTGATTGATGCGAAATTAAGCATAGATGATGTAACAATGGTTCTAATATCGTCTGGATTGAAACCAGTTTTATTGATGTTGTATTTTACATTGGTCCTTACATCGAGATATGTATATTCTGGAGATATAAAAATAGATTCCATAGCAACAGTTGATCTTGAACGAAGAAATTTAGTGTATTCTTCCCTTTTAATTATTGGAAGTCCATCAATATCTTTTAGATCAACTGATACAAACACTTTCCCATATTGAGGAGGATTTGCATCCTCTCCGCCATATGCAACTACAGCATTGACTTCTGGAAAATTTGTTTTTAATAAGTTTTCATAGTCCTCAGCTGTAACCGCTCGTTCTTGTGTTGTAAATGCTCGTGGAGCATTATACTTAATTGATTCTAATGATTCTGCTACAGCGCCACTACTGGCATTTTGTACTGTAGATACTGTTATGTTTGCTTCTCCGTCTATTCTACCAGAAGAAATAAATTTCTGTGCCCCGTTTGGAAGTTCACCATTACATATTCTATATTCAATAATAATAATTGAGTTATTTTTTGGGCGTCTGCCAATTACACCATCACCGAAAACAATTTCATATGTTTCACCTGATGTTGGTTGAATAAAAAATATCATAGACGTTTCATCAAGATCAAATAGCGATGTAGTTCTGCGATATTCTATTTGATTAGAACCATTATCTTCTATTACTAAAACTTCAACACTGGATATGTCTACTTTTTTATTATTTATTTTATATTTGATAGGATCTACGTAATCTACAATATACGTTTCGTTTAAAAATGAACCTTCGTATATTTCTACATCTTCAATAACGAACGTAGAATTGGAACTTGTAGATACTATATTATTGTCTGTGGAAAATGAGAAACTGTCATCACCAACTCTACTAATAAAGGACGTGCCCTTCGGCATAACTATAGATTTTTTAGTTGGATCTGTAGCATTAATAACAACATTGATTTTAGCAACAGCAGATCTGAAAGATCTTGGCAGATAATTTAATTCTTTCGAATGTGAAATTACACTATCTCTTAGTTTTGCACTGTCGAGAAACATTTCATTCCCGACCATATTTAAATAGAATGTTTGTAAATATGTATTATATGATAAAACATCTAGTAAAACATTCATGTTACTACTATCAAAGTTGTAATCTTTAAATTCATCTTGTGATTTTAAAAACTGTTGTAATGAGCCTTTATATGAATCAAAATCTAATTGACTGAGTACTATTGAACTATTTGCTGCCATTATCTTCTTCTATATAATGTTAAAGTGAGTGCTTGTGGTATTGAATTATTTATTATTTCATAAACAATTGATATTTCGTATGAATTGTGTGTTTCATTAGGAGCAACTATAACTTGCTCTATTTTTATTCTTGGTTCATAGTCGCGAACAGCATCTTCTATGTATATTTTAATTGTGTCTGTAGTAATGTCAGACATGTCTTCAAATAATGCTTTTCTGATATTACAACCAAAGTCTGGTTGAAATAGTCTTTCACCCTTATTGGTCAGTATTAAATTGCGAAGAGCTCTTTTAATAGAATTAGCATCAGTGTTTTTTAATAGAAAGCCTGTATCAGGGTGCTTGTTGAAATTTGTGTACAGATCACTATAATTAAAAGTCTTGTTGTCTATTCTTGCAGAAGTTATTTTATCAATTCTTCTAGTGTCTACCATTTAATTCTCTTTTCTTTTATTTATAATTAAATATTACGACCAGGCACTATACATCAAGTTATAGTGCGCGCTATTTTAGTTAATTCAGATTAAGTAACATTAATCGGTACAAAATTCGCTTCTAATGACGCTAGATTTTCTGCTGCAGTATTATTGAATTTTTCAATATCAGACGTATCAAACTCGCTTGCGGCCCGGCCTAATATAGCATTAATACCATCTTGAGTTTTGCCTACGTTAGCCAGTGCTGTTGCTACTGTTTTATTTAACTCGTCAGTAACAGAAAATAACGTATTATTTACATCCATAATTCCAGCACTAACTGTGTACTTTGCAGTAGAGATCGCCGACGCAATTTCTTTTACTGCTGCCGACAATTCGCCAAGTTGAATAGTCATTTTAACTTGTGCTTTCAATTGTGGCTTCGCCTCGGCGACTGCTAATTTTGCTAGATACTCTACTATCGCAGTAGGGGTTGGCGATGGTAATGTTAGAATTGGTATAATATCTCTAACAATATCAGCTTGAACTTTAGCAATCTCTGTCGATAATTTTGTTATAGATTCTGTATGATCCTTAATTATTAAATCTAAGCTCGCCGGATCGCTAACATTTTGTATTTGCTTTACTATCTCGTCGACGCGGCCTTTGTTAATCATTATTCAATCTCCTAATCTATTTGTGTTATTATGCCATTTTGAACATGTATAATTTGACCAGTAACAGAAGTAAATGTTCCAGTTGCTCCGAGCGATGTGCCAAGAGACCCCTTTACGTGTAGACCCCCCTCTGTTATAACCACCCCGCCTGGAGCTGCTAGACGAATAGATTCTGCAGATCCAATAGAGATTGTCCCACCCACGCCTATCGTTTGATTTTTACTAATAAGTAATGTTTGATCTTTTGCAACACTAACAGTTTGATTCTCTAACACCGTCTCAACATGATCACTGGTAGTAATATCGAATCTTTTTTCTAGAGTTTTTATAACAAGACTCCCATCTTGATTCATTTCAATGTATGTTCCGCTTCTGTGGAAAATATGGATTCTTTCAGCTTCTGGAGTATCGTCGAGTTCTATAATATGCCCGCCAACAGTCGTGATTGTTTTATTGAAAGGATACTTGGCCGCGTATTGTGTTTTTGGCTCAGATTCAAGATAATCCTTTTTGATAGGACCAGACCCTCTAGCAATAGAGGAAGTGGAATGATCTAATTCATTGCCCTTTAAAATAAAGGGTAGAGTCCCCATAACAAGTGGTTTTGTTTTTTTGTCACCATCTAAATAAAATCCAATTACTCTAGAACCAGGCATCATGCCAACAACAGCATGACCGACACCCAAAAAGGCAGCGCCAGTTGTAGGACCTAAAACAATCGCCCATGGAATATCTTCAGAATCTACACTTTGATCGTAGTCATCTAATATACGCACTTTTACTCGACCTAGTTTTTTAGGGTCATTAACATCATCTACAATACCGATGAACCATCCACCGTCTTCCAATTCATCCATTATGCATTCCTATGAAAATTAACATTCGGCATTGATCCACCTATGCCATCTTTTATTATTTCTAATGCCTGAAAGTATTGTGGATTATCACCAAATGTGAGTACGTGACGAACTTTACATATTAAATAATTCCCGCTGGTCATAATGTCATCAGGAACATATTCATTAGTAGTAAGTCCATTCATTTCAGGTATTCTACATGTTAACACATCTCCGACCGTAATAGTACTATCACCGTATATAGTCATATGAGCAATGACTGATAGAAATTGCGATAAGTAGTATGGAAGAAAATTCATCTTTTCAGATAGTTGATTGTTTTCCTCGTCTGAGGAATATAATCCTAGACTCTTACCACCCCTGCTTTTGGATTTTTCTTGTTGTCTTTCACTGCTCGCATTTATAGATCCAGGATTAAGAGTTACGAATTCTACTTCATCTGCTTTCTTTTCATAATATTCGAGAGTTCCTTCGATCAAATTTAATCTCGTAGATGATGTGATATATCCACCAATCAATGATGCGACATTATGGTTACCGCTTTGTATGAGCTTGTAACCGATGATATTTCTCCATTTACTTCCTGCAACATCTGCATTAGCTAATGCGCTATGAATAAAAAACTTATCACCAATTCTTTTTAGACCATCTTCTACTATTTTTTCGAGTGATTTAAAATGAAATCCTTGAGCGTTTTCAAAGAATACATAAGCAGAACCGGGATGTGTTGCTGAAATAGCTACTCGACGAGCAATGTCTATAGCTTTCATCGGTGGTGTGTTTGTGAAAGAGAATGAGTGTAATCCTTTAGTCTTTTCTACATATACGTCTTTCTCAGTTTCCAACACCTTTTCCATCATGGTGGTAACAACCTTCTCACATTCTAATTTTTTTCTAACAAGTGGTACATCTATGGTAGTATGTGATTTTATTACTTCTTCATTTAAACAAGTTAAGACGAATGAAACACTTTTATCATTAGTTGCTCTGAGAACTGGATTCACTTCTACGATTTTCAATTTGTAGTGAATTGGCGGTCCATCGACATTTGTAGTAAATGAAATGCATAATTCTTCTTCATTCAACATTATATTCGAAAAAATACCAGTTGAATCATTTACGATTATTTCAGCCACAATTGACGGTGAAAGAATGCTCTCATATATGTCACACATTACTACGTATGGTGAAATGTCCAATGGTTTTGTTGGAGTAGAAAGTGTAAAATTGAGAAGATTATATTTTCCCTCGTTTAGTACATTATTCATTTTTTAATTTGCTCATTAAATAGTTTTTCAACATCTGGTAAATATGATGATTTGATAAGTGAAATATATTTTTTTAATTCATTTTCTTCAGTTTCATGTTCATGTGCAGATACAGAAGCCCAGAATGGTGCTTCTTCGTCACTGATATTTTGAGCGATGAGTTCAGTTGATGTGATGTTAGTAGTTTTCAATGTCGCGACATCAAACGTGCCAACAACATGTTGTACTAAAATATTATCATCATCGACTTTTATAACAGTGGCTTGAGCCGAAGTTGAGGACTGTGTTATCCTTTCATCCTTTGTGAAAAGTGTTGGGTCATCAACATAAAGCTTTAGGATTTTATTGGTAGATACTACCCAATCTTCTTTTCTTCTAACATATTCTAAAATTTGATTTGATGAATTTACAACGGGTGCATAATATTTGCGAACATTTAATGCTAATGAGTCATATAATGATAAAGGTATAGTGCTATCATCTGGCGCCCAATTATTTCTATAATGCAATATTTGCTTTTCTGCTTCAACATAACTCCCATATTTTTTTATTATGTGCGAGTTCAACTTACTATCGTCTAAATAATAATCGTAATACGGATCTATCATGTTGTTGGTAATATAAATTAACCAGTCATACATAGGTGATCCATAATGAACTTCAGACAATAAATCTGATCGCGAAGATTCCTCAGTTAATATGAAATCAAATGATGAATATATGTCATTTTTTGTTGCATCTGTAAAGTCTACATTTACTAAAATGTTTTTTGCTATATTGCCATTGTAATCCACTAAAGGAAATTTGTCGAAATATTTACCCATCAGTTCTACCCCTTTACTAGATCGTCTGCGCCGCCGACTACTTCACCTACATATTTTCTTATACCATCTGGAATCAAGTCACCAGCTGCATTAATTATTTTTTCTAATTGATTATCATCATATGCAGGTCTATCAAAATCACCAGATGTAAAGTATGTTGTTTCTATAAATGATAAACTGATATTGATAAATGTTGGTAAATTAGTTCCAGCAAAGAATGATGGAACTCCATTCGGTGAATAGTTCACTTTAACATCCTTTAATAATGCTGGTTTATATGTTATTAAGTCAGCGCCAATGCGATGCCACGGCTCCATTTGTATCTGGCACATTAATGGATATTGAAAAACTGGAGTGCCTATAGTACTAAATGCTGGCAATGAATTTTGTTTTAATTTAATAATTATGTTTTGTAACTTAACACTTTCTTCTGGATTTCTGGGAGCAAAAGTCCATTCGAATTGATGTTCTCTTAGATTTACACCCTGAAATATAGCAGCGACATGTGGATTCGGAGTTGAACCGAGATATGAAGTCACAGCATCTCTAGTATCACTACTCAGTTCACCCAATGTATTTGTCATGAATGAGAATAATACTGCATTTGTTGGACTATAACCCTCTTTAGCGCCAGCTGCCACCGTTTGAATAACATCAGCAATTGCGCCAGCAGTCCCCAGACTCGAATCACTTATATTGAGAGAAAATCCATCTTCTAGTTTTCTCGGTATAGGCAAAACAATTGCATTATCGAATTTTAATGTCGATTGAAGCTGTGGGGCCTGTCTAACATACTGCCTAAATTGCATAGTCATATAATACTTAGCAAGATTCCCAGGAAATTGTAGAACATCTACATTTGTTCCGTCCAAATTCTTTAGTTTATCGTCAATTTTTCTAACTGAAGACGATGAAGTATCAGCATATGAAGGCAAGAAATTATCACATATTTCTTGCCTACTGACTCTATTGTATTCTGATGATGCCGTTTGAAAATATTTGTCGGCAAGCTCATTTTTTAGAGCATCACCAAAACGAGAAGACAGCTGTTGAGAAATGTTTGATGATAAGCCACTCTTCCTTAATGCACTAGAAAATAAATCTTCCACAGCATTCTCGAATCTATTTTCTAAAGATCGGGTCGCGACATCAGCTAAACGCTTTAGGGGGTCTAAATTAGACTTTTTTGTAAATTTACTTAGGAGACTCATTAAAAACTCTTTTCGTTTTTATTTTATTTATAAATATTTAATGGTAGCATATAGAGGTAAATTTAGACCAAAAAATCCCAAAAAATACACTGGAGACCCTTCTAATATTGTATATAGGAGTAGGTGGGAGCTTATTGTGATGTCTAAATTAGATACACATCCTGATGTTATAGAATGGGGTTCTGAAGAAATAATAATCCCATACAGGTCACCTGTAGATAACAAAGTCCATAGATATTTTCCTGATTTTTACGTGAAGAAAAGAAATCATTCAGATGGTAAAATAAGTGAAATATTAGTTGAAGTAAAACCATTTGCTCAAACACAACCACCACGTGCTCAGAAGGGCAAACCATCTAGACGATATTTGAATGAAGTACATACATGGGCAATAAATGATGCCAAGTGGAAAGCAGCGAAGACGGTTTGTGCCAATAAGGGTTGGGACTGGGTAGTTATAACAGAAAAAGAACTCAACCTGAAATTTTGAATAAATAATTAAAATTGGAGAATTAAATGTCAAAACAGATTTTTGACGATATTGTTACTAAAGGTATGAGATCGGGGCAAGTGCCAGCGAGAACCAAAGAGGCTCGCGAGTGGTATAGACAAACAACAAAGGCTTCGGTTAAAAGAGTTAACGAAAAGAAACTGATGAGCGACACAAAAAGAGCCGTCATGACACCAAAAGTTGGCTCTATGTATCTATTTAGTTACGATGCTAAATTTAAAGACACACTACCATACTGGGATAGGCTTCCACTCATATTTCCATTCAAAGTAGTCAAAGGTGGATTCTACGGAATTAATCTTCATTATCTGCCACCAAGACTTAGAGCACGGCTGATGGATGGATTGTACGATCTGGCAAATAATGGTAGATTTGATGAAACGACAAAACTAAGAATGAACTATCAATTACTTAATTCTATATCTAAACTAAGATATTTCAAACCGTGTATTAAACATTATTTGAATTCTCATGTAAAATCTAATTTCATGTACATATATCCCTCAGAATGGGACATTGCGATTTTCCTTCCACTAGCTAGATTCCAAAAGCGCGGTGCTAATCGTGTTTATGCAGACTCAGAAAAGGCAATATATAATGTCTAATTTCGAAAGACAGGTCGGTGAATATCCAGATATTCCGAAAACACGACAGAGCCGTTTTAATATCGATTCATTTAAAGCTGAAATGAACCAAAGCGGTATTGTTCCAACTCACAGTTATCTAGTAACATTTTCACCATTTAATAATGGGCCGGCATTTAACTTAAGTAATTTTATAACAGATAATGGTAGTGTATTAGCAATGAGATGTGAGAGTGCAATTCTTCCAGGAATAAGATTACTTAAAGATGAAACCATTAGAAGATATGGATACGGTCCAATTGAAAGAGTTCCGTATTCAGCACAGTTTAATGATATTACATTGAACTGGGTATTGGACACTCGTGGAAAAATAATGGAATTTTTTAATATGTGGATGAAAACTATTGTTAATTATGATTCTGCTGGCGGTAGAGACATGGTCAGCACGTCGACAATGGGCGGTCTTAATTATAGTCCATATGAACTTGGATATAAAGATTCGTATTCCAATCCAAAAATGAATATTTTTATTTATGATAATGCATTAGATCAAGTTGTCATATATGAAATATTCGACGTGTTTCCATCAGCTATAAATGATGTCCCAGTTTCCTGGGGAGAACAAGACAGCGCTCTTAAGCTTTCTATAGAATTTTCATACACAGATATTAATATCATAACACCTAAAAATACAGCAGAAATACCACAAAGAATTTTTAACGATTTCGCGACTATCCAAGCACAATTTAATGATGCTAGATACGCAGAGTTTACTGGAAATAAAACCGACTTGTTTGGTAAGATTTTCACGGGCTCATTTTAATATTATTGGAGTAAAATCATGTTACCTAAAATTATAAATCAACCACTATTTGAATTAACAATACCATCTACAAAGAAAGTAATTTCATATAGACAATTCAATGTTAAAGAAGAAAAGATACTTCTTATAGCACAAGAAGATGGGAATGAACTTACCATCATTAAAGCCATGATACAAATTGTTAACAACTGTGTTATAGATACTGAATTTGATGTTCGTGATTTTGCAAGCTTCGATTTAGAATATCTCTTCTTAAAAATAAGAGCAAAATCTGTTAACAATATGGTTACTGTTTCTTATAGAGATAAAGAAGATGAAAAGATACGTGATTTCGAAATAGACTTAGATGAACTTGAAATAGAAATTCTTGAGGTTGAAAAAAACATCAAAATTACTGATACGGTTATTCTTACTATGAAATATCCACCAGCACAGATTGTCGAAGATGCGCCTGTCTTTGAAGACAATGTAGAATTAATGACGTTCTTTATTGTAAATTGCTTAGATACAATTACAGATGGAGATGATTTATATCTATTTAGCGAATACACATTTCAAGAAAAAGTAGATTACTTAGACACGCTCCCAGGTAAAACGTTTGATAAGATGAAAGACTTCTTTGAAAAAATGCCAAAACTTACAAAGGAACTTAATTATGTAAATGATAATGGTGTGGAAAGATCGATTATTCTTACTGGAGTAAAAGATTTTTTTATGTAGCGCTGAGTCATATTAGTCTTGCTGAATATTATAAATTAATATTCGCTCTGGCTCAGCACCACAAATATTCAATAACTGATATTGAACAACTTATACCATTTGAAAGAGACATATATGTTGATATGCTTTTACAATATCTAGAAGAACAACGAAAAGAAATAGAGAAAAGAAGTTTAAAGTAAATGTTACCAGGAATAATAGGAACGATGGTTAAATCGAAAATATTTGGAGGTGGTCTGAAAGGAGCGCTTTCTGATGAAGATAAGTCGAAGCCTATTAATAGAGCAGTGAATGATACTTTCGGTGGTGCATTGGCATCTAATACTGAGAACGACGCACTTAGTTCTATCGGGGGTTCTGTTATACCCCCAGCAGCGAAAGTTGCAACTCGCTCTAGTGTTAATTCTAAAATGCCAGTAGAAGAACTTCTCGGTGTTATGATAGAACATTTAGATTCAATTAATGAAAATCTAAAAACAAGAATTGAATTTGATAAAAATGTAGAAAAAGTTAAGTCTTCGAATTCTCGCGAAACTATAATTGAGTCTGCCAACGATCATCTTAGTGTTGGTGCTCTAAGAAGAAAAGAATGGCGAGGTGACGCCGGAGAAAAAATTAAAAATGCTGGAAGTTCATTATTATCTCCATTATTAAAAATTGGCGCTTTACTTTTAGCAATAAAGGCATTGACTCTTACCAAGGAAGATATTGACTGGATTTCTGATAAAATTGCTACAGTAACAAAAATCGCATCTAACATTAATGCTGTTGGTCAGGCGGGTGCTGAACTACTTACACTATTAGAGAAAGGTGAATGGAAAAAAAGCGCCGCATGGGTAGGTGGTAAACTCTCTGAACTTGGAAATTATCTAGAACCAGAAGGGCTCTTTAATGTAAGAAAACCAAATGCTGCAGATGTAGCTAAACGTGAAACTGAATCGATTAAAAGACAAAATCGTGTTCTTGATGGAAAAACTTGGATTCAATCAGAACCGGGATTATTTAATATAGTAAAGCCAGGGGAAAAACTACCACATCAGAAAGATGCAGAGAAAGCTAAGAAAAAAGAAGATGTTGTGATGAATGCACCACAGTCTGCTTATGATATAGTCTTTGGTAACGGTAAATATACATCTCCACAATCAACGTTTAATAAGAAATTAACAAATCTCACAATAGAAGAAGTTTTACAATTTCAAGACACACTTTTAGCCGTAACACAACAAAAAGCGAAAGAAAAGGGTGGAGAAAAATTAGACAAGCGCGGGCATTCACCTGTAGGTGCATATCAATTTACTAAAGCAACTATACAAACAATAGCTCCCGCAGCTCTCGGTAAAGACTGGAAGAAATTAAAATTTGATAAGGGAACTCAAGACATCTTGGGTGAGTATTACTGGAATCAAAATAGAAATAATGCAGACGTCGCTACTATGACGTGGGCCGCTTTGCCAGACAATGTAGATTATCGTGGCATGCCATTCTCTAAAGCCAAGAACATGATAATTTCACATGAAGTTGGTAATTATGTTGGTATGAAACCACAAAGAACAATTGAAAATAAATCTCCAAGTGCTACTAAAGTTACTGAAGAAGAAAATCCAGAAGAAGAAACCCCGAGTGTTGCAGACATGCTTAGAAAAGGATTGGCTCCACTTAAAGGTCTTGCTAAAACTGATTCAACATATAAGCCGGCCACTATTGAAGCGCCGGACAATACAAAATATTTAGATCTTTATAAGAAAAATATGGAGATGGAAACAAACGCTATTAAAGGTATGATGAAGAAAGAAACCACTAATGATCAGGGAGCTGGTCCATTAGACATACCATCGGTTATAAGATCAATAAATGGTGGTTCATTAGACGTCATCAATCCTAATTATAAAACTGATGATAAGAATATAGTTACTGGATATATCAGATTTTTTGGATTTGCTAAATGAAACAGCCAGTAACTATCGGTGATGAAAAATATGTACATAGTCAAAATGGTTGGGTAGAAGAAAAGACTGGAATAATTGCAAACAAAGCATTACAGTCACTCATCGACGTGATACATGAAGGTAAATTATCCCTTAACTGGGGTACACCACCACATCCGCACATTCAAGATGAATCGGCTGTTCGTGTTAGAGAACAGAATGCTGCTGAAGAGAAAACAGAAAAAGAACCAGAAGAAGCAGCAACAGCAATTACTATTGCTGGACAAAAATTTGTTTATAATAAGAAAAAGGGTTGGATAGATGCAAAGACCAAGAAGCATGCGTCTAAAGAATTAATACCACTTATTGAAAAAGCAACTGGTACTAAAAATCAACCAACTGAACTGCTACAAGATCGCGGGGTTGAACCAGTACTGATCGGTGATACTAAATACACTTTCGATATAGAAAACAAGCATTGGGTTATGAGTCCCGGTGACAGAAAAGCTCCTGATTCTATTCAGAAACTTCTTCAAAGATTTGTTACTACAAAGGCTATTGCTGAAATGTCTGAAACCATTCCAGCAGCAGCTAAAATTGTTAAAAGTGAAGATGAATCTGTTATTGATAAAAAGAAACCAATTAGAGTTAAAAGGGAAAATAAGAATTGGTCATCTAAGTCATCATCTCTATTGGTCAAAGCTATAAGTAAACTAGAACTTATAAATGAAACTATAGCTAAAGATATAGATAATCAATATGAGATTGAAAAGGATAGAGGGTCTGATGCGAGAGAATCATTTATAGAAAAAGTCTCTGCTTCTAGTAAGGGACTATTTACATCCAAAAAACTAGAAGGTGGAGGCGAAGAAGAATCACAAATAGGATTAATGACGGTTGCTCTTGGTGCACTAGCTGTCGCATTATTTCCACTTGCTAATGCCATAGTTGGTTTTTTCGATGAACTTAAAGGAAAAACTTATAGTCCAGAAGATTATACGAAACCACAAGTGTTATCTAAATACGTTGTTAAACCAATAGAGCAAAAAGCTCCTACAGAACAATCAAAACCTCAAGTGTTATCTAAATACGTTGTTAAACCAACAGAACAAAAAACTCCTGCAGAACAATCAAAGCCGGTAACTAAAGCGCCCAAAAAAGCCCCAGCAAAGCCAGCCACTAAAGCTCCAGTAAAGTCTCCAACTCCGGCACCGAAGACTCAATCAAAGCCGGTAACTAAAGCGCCCA